AGAAACCCTTAGCCCCATCGGAATCAACACGGTAGACACCTTCACTGAGGATTGGATAGTGTTCCCGTGGGAAAACAAAGACAAGGCATTGGAAGACTATGAGCAATACTGTGTTCGTCAACGAAATTTTTGAAACCATCCAAGGGGAAGCCACCTACACTGGTACCCCTGCTGTGTTTGTGCGGCTTCAGGGCTGTCCTGTCGGCTGTCCTTGGTGTGATACCAAGCACACTTGGGATGTGGAACTGGACAAGGAAATCCAGCCCACCATCATGTTCTTGAAGGATGAGGATGCCCCAACCTTTGCCAAGTTCACGGTGGCTGACCTCATGGAATGTCTTGACCAATTCCAAGCCCGACACATTGTGCTGACGGGCGGTGAGCCTTGCATCTACAACTTGGAAGCCCATACCAAAGCCATTTGCGACAGCGGCAGGACTTGCCAGATTGAAACCTCAGGCACATTCCCCATTCGGGTGGATGACCGATGCTGGGTAACTCTCAGCCCGAAGATTGATATGCCCGGAGGCTTAGAAGTATTGGATGAATCCTATACCCGTGCCGATGAAGTCAAATTCCCACTAGGCAAAGAGTCAGACATCCGTAAGATTGCAGAGCAGGTGGTCATCAAGATGCGTACCAACTGTCCCCTCTGGTTGCAACCATTGTCCCAAAGCCCCAAAGCAACGGGTCTGTGCATCAAAGCGGCAACGGAGCATAATTGGAAAGTAAGCATTCAAACGCACAAATTTATTGGAGTGAGGTGACCATGGACAAAATGAGCGAATTCATCTGCCATCTATTACATTGCGTAAAGGTAACGCATATTCTGCATCTGAGAACCCGCTCTTATGCGGCACACATGGCTCTTGGTGCTTTTTATGAAGAACTGGATGACCTTGCCGATGGGCTGGCTGAATCCTTCCAAGGCAAGTATGGACGGCTCATTGAGTATGAGGACATGGAAACCAACTACTCTGATAGCCCTCTGGAATACCTCATCTCAGTGAGTGAGTACATCCAAGGCACCCGCCCTGACCTACCACAGGATAGTGAGATTCAGAATGAGATTGACACTATCCAAACACTGGTCAACAGCACCATCTATAAGTTGCGCTTCCTATCATAAGGATTAGGCAGATTAGCCATATTATTGCCAGCCGATAACATGGCTAACTTCCATATAGATGCCTACTGTCCCAACCAATGCCAAGTGTTCTCATCTAGGCTGTAAGAACCCAAGAAGCAAATACTCCACATTCTGTCTGGAGCATGGCGGCAGGGACACCCAACTGTCCTACCGCAATGATGAGCGGGACAAAGCCCATGCCCTCTACCTTACAGCGCAATGGCAAAGGCATAGGGCTGTCCAACTATCAGGACACCCCCTCTGTGCTTGTTGCTACACCAGAGGCATCATCACCCCTGCCACAGAAGTTGACCATGTGTTTCCATGGCGGCAAGTAGGCAGACAATCCTTCTACCGCAACCTGTTCCAAAGCCTGTGCCATGACTGCCATAGTCACAAGACACAGCAAGAGCGCAAGGGCAAGGTGTTGCACTACACCAAGGGCATAGTCATGACCTATCGGGTGGATGATTACAGCCAAGTCATTGGTGTGGATAACCCCTGATTCTGTCCCGCATTCCCGACATTTTTCCTTGAAACTTAAAAAAAACAGGGTTCGAGAAGACCAAGCCGGGTACCCAATTCCCCACAAAGTAAGTTGACACAGGGGGGGTATAATAGTTATCCTCAATCTATTACAAAAAAATTCCAGAAATTTGGAGACATGGGAAAAAATTTCCAAAAATTTTGGAGACATAGGACATGAACAAGAAGCCGCCTGAGTTGCATTTGATTGACGGGACAACCCCAAGAGGGCAGAAGGCTGTCTTGTTGCCGCAGAGTATTAGAAAAAGAATTCCCAAAGCCGAATGGATGGACAACCCTGACGCTTGGGACAAAGACAAGTTCATTGAGGAAACTTCGGCTTTTCTGTTTGAGGTGTATGGCATTGGCAATGACCAAGACAAGCATGTGCTGTCCATTCTTGCTGACCACATTGACACCTATGTGCACTGCACCAGAAGCATTCGCAAGAACACACTCATCATCAACTACAACAACGGCTCTACGCCAGGACCGAACCCGCTCATTTCCATTCGCAACAAGACCACCACACTCATCATCCAACTGATGAATGAACTCGGGCTAACTCCAAGAAGCCGCCTGTCGGCAGGAAAGATGGAAGAAGACACCCCACTGGCAAAACTGATGCGTGGACCAAAGGGATAAGATGGATTGGCAAACGGGTGTCCGTTATGCCATCGATGTGGCGAAGGGCGAAATCAACGTCAACCGAGACATTCGGTTGGCTTGCCAGCGGTTCATTAACCAGTATGAGAACCAAGAATGGGAGTGGGTGTTTGACCCTGACTACCCCCAGCACATTCTTGAGTTTGCCACCAACCTGCGGCACACCAAAGGACCACAGGCTGGTGAACCCGTCATCCTAGAACCCTTCCAGATATTCTTCATCTGTGCGGTATATGGCTTTCGGTCAAAGCGTGACCATGCCAAACGCATGGTGACTGACGTAATACTATTCATTCCCCGCAAGGCAGGTAAGTCAACCCTGACGGCAGTAATAGCCCTCTATGAGTTGGTGTTCGGGGAGGCGGGTGCTGAGGTGTTTACCTTGGCAACAAACCGTGAGCAAGCAACCATTGTCTTTGATGCCGCCAAAGGGTTTGTCGAAACCATGCCGTCAGCAATGGCTGGTCACTTTGCCCTGTCCAAGTATCAGATTACTAAGGCAGGGGATACGCAATCCATGTTCAAAGCGTTGTCCCGTGATACCAAAAAAACGGGTGACGGTAAGAACCCATCTTGCGTCATTGTGGATGAGGCGGCGCAAATTATAGACCGCAACTCAATCGAGGTGCTCCACTCAGGTATGGTAGCACGGCAAAACCCGCTCCGTATCTACATCACCACCGCATCATTTACCAAGGACACCAAGTTCTACGAAGACATGGCGATGTACGAAGCCATGCTCAACGGAGAGGCTAGGGATAACCCTAGATGGTTTGGATTGCTTTACCGCCCTGACCCCGGTGACGATTGGCGGGAGCCTTCTACTTGGAAGAAGGTCAACCCAATGCACGGCATTTCTGTCTTTGAGGATGCCATCCAAAGCAGGGCAGAGGAAGCAAGGCACAAACCTGCCGCCCTAAATGAGTTTCTTTGCAAAACCCTTAACCTCTATGTCTCTGCCAATGCCGCATGGATTGACCGAGCCTACTGGGATGACCCTGTAAGTATTCGTAAGGAATCCAAGCCTGAACCAGAGGCGGTGTTTATTGGCTTTGACCTTGCCGCCACCCGTGACCTGAACGCTGTCTGCACCCTGCGCCGCTACGGGGAGAATGACTTTGAGGCTGACTTTAAGTTCTTCCTGCCAGAAGAAAGCATGGGGCTGATTCCCAAGCACTACCTCGACATTTTCCGCACCGCAATATCGTCAGGTATCTTGCACCTCACTGAGGGCAACGTCATGGATGACCGAGAAATCTTTGAGTACATTCGTGGGGAGTGGGAGAAGTATCAGGTCAAGGAGGTGGGTTACGATGCCTATAACGCCGCCTCATTGGTTGCCCGTTTGTATGAGGCAGGGGTGCCCGTCAAGAAAGTGGGACAAGGCATGGCGGTTCTAAACAATCCATCGAAAACTGTGGAGAAATTGATTCTCAACAAGCAAATTCGTCATGACGGCAATCCATTCGTGGGCTGGCAGTTGGGCAACTGCGAGGTCTTTACAGATGTGAATGGAAACATTAAAGTCAGGAAGAATGAAGCCGATAAAGCCGCAAAAGTTGACGGAATCATTGCACTTATCATCGCAATGCACTGTTCGCTGGACAATCCTTTTGTGAATTCTTCTTTCGGTTTTAGGAGTTTCTGAGTAGAATCATCAAAAAAGTGGGGTAAAACATGGCGATTCTGGACATTTTTAAGCGGAAAAGTGTGGCTCAAAATGAAGCCAACACGGTGCTTGGTCAACTCCAGTTGGGTAACCAAGTCATCTATGGAACCGCCAACAAAGGTCAGACAGCCCAGCAGTTGCTGTACGTCACTACCTCAAGCACAACGGTTGCAGGGCGGGTGCTGGACATTTCTGCACTTACCCGTAACAGCACAGTCATGGCTTGCGTAGGGGCTAAAGCACGGGCATTGGCGCAGTGTTCTTTGAGCATCATGTCCAAGCAGGATGACGGCACATTCGTTGACGCATTGCGGGATGAGTCTGTCGGGGCAAGGGACAAAGCCAAAGCAAAGCAGGTATTGAATCTGCTCCAAAACCCCAACAACTTCCAGAACCAATACGAGTTCTGGTACCAGTGGTGTATGTGGCAGGATATTACTGGGGAGTCATTTACTCTGTGGTGGAGGAAAGACCAGAAAGACCCGAACCTGACTCCGATTGAGATGTATAACCTTGACTCTACCCTGATTACGGTAGTGTTAACCCCTACTCGTTATCCCCAATACCGTCTGTCTACCCCATCCTACGGATTCTCAAAAGATGAGCCGCTCGACTACCACCAAGTCATGCACCTCAAAGAAGCCGCTTGGCAAGGCTCGTCAGGCTTCAACAAAGGCATTCTTGCTTCAGAGTTGGTTGCCCTTGACCAAGACATCGACATCTATGCCAACTTCATTATGCAGAACGGGGCAAAGCCCTCGGGTATGTTCACTACTGACCAAGTCATCCCTGATGCCAAGTTCAAAGAAGTAGCATCCCGCATCAAAGAGACTTGGAATGCTATGACGGGTGCCCGTAATAGTGACCCGTCAAAGGCTGGTCAGGGTATGCTTCTTGACCAAGGCATGAAGTACACGCCCATCGATATGCTTACCCTACAAGATGCAGAGGCGGCGGCTTTGAAGGTGCAGACCATGAAGCGTATCTGCGGTCTGTTTGGTGTGCCACCTGCCATGCTGGGCATTGAAGACCAGAAGTACAACAATACCCAGACCATGCTGGATGAGTTCTACAAGACCGTCATGTATCCGATGGTCATTAACATTGAGCAGAAACTCAAGCAACACCTATTCCGTGGCTACCCCAATCTGTGCGTCAGGTTTGATACCAAAGACTTCTTGAAGGGTGCACCGCTTGACCAAATGAATTTCGTATCTGCTGGGGTAAAAGCAGGAATTATGACTCCCAACGAGGCGAGGGAGTACCTCAATATGCCTGAGATGGATGGGGCAGATGAGTTGCAGGCTGGAGGCAAGCCTCAGGAGCCGCTACCGGGAAGTTCACCGCAAGACACGGGTGGCGGCGGTGGCAATCAAACTCGCCGCATGAATATCGGGAGCACTTAAAATGAACCTGCTAAAGAAGGCGCTAGCGCATTTGACTTCACAAGTCAAGAAACCTAGTGTTAAACTTCCACTATTAGAAAAGCCCCATACGATACGACATGACAATCAATCTATCCAAGACGGGGTGATACATGAAAAAACTGACTCTGGTATGCGAGGCGCAAGTAAAACTAGCGCAGGGCGCAAACGAAGCACAAAATCCAAGCGGACGAATTGAAGCCCGAGTGACTACTTGGGGTGCCCGTGAAGGTGCTGACGGGCGCAAGTTCAATTACCAGCCAGAAGGTTTTGCAGATTGGGCAAAAGAATTCAAAGAAGCAGGTAAGCCCCTGCCAATGTTCTTAAACCACAATGACCTCGGTATGCCGATGGGCGAGTGGACAAAGTTTGAGTTCGATGATGACGGCATGACTGCCGAAGGTCGGCTCTATCTCAATACGGTAGGCGGTAATGACCTCTACCAAATCCTCAAAGAATCTCCCAATATGTTCGGCGGTGTATCAGTTGGTGCATACGCCGAAGAGGCGTGCTGGGTAAATACTGAAGGCGACATCCTTGACCCTGAAGACATGGATTTTGATTTTGAGGATGCTTATTTTCAAATTACCAAAGGCGGTCTGCGTGAAGTATCGGTGGTTATGTACCCGAACAACCCAGATGCCGAAATTCAAAAACTTGAGATGTTCGATGCCACTGGGCATTTGAATGTCCGCTCAGTTGAGAAGACCTTGCGTGAGGCGGGTCTATCAAGAAAGGATGCGACCACCGCATCTTTGGTTTTCAAGCGTGC